CTTCGAGGTCCGCTGGAAAGTTGTATGTGGTTAACAAAGTTCCAACGGTTGAGGCACCAGACCACGAGATCGGAGTCAAGAAAGCAGGGCGTGTTAACAACTTGGTTACATTTTGGTCCATGTAAGGGTTAGTTCTTCCATAAATGGCAGAACGTGTTCCAGTTGTCTCAACGTCAATTTCTTTCATATCGTCGTTAAACGTGGTCAATTGTTGCACTTCTGTTGTGATGGGGATATCGGTGCCTTTCTCCATCTGAGCGTGAATTTCAGGCTCAAGCTCCAAGGCTAAGTCACTTTCGAAACTTGTCAATGGATCAACAAAAGGGTCTAAATCGTGGATTTGTTTCATTCCACCATGCATAAATTCATCTAGAAGATCTTCATACGATGTGTATCGCATAAATTTGCATCCTTTCTGAGCAAGGGCTGCATCAATCTTCGCAAGATATAAATCATAGGTGTCTTGCCCATGATGAAATAATTCACGCATAGCGGCTTCGCAATTCACGGTGGTTCGATCAGTTAATGGGGTAAAGCTCTTTCGAACCCAATTGGTGATTTCGAGAACGTTTTCAAGAGGTAGGGGTGCAAAGCACAACCCATTTCTCTTTACAAACTTACGTTTGAGGAATGTTACTTCTTCTTCTGTATAGTAAACTTTCTCACCAATAGGGGTTTTGTCAGGGCTTGTATACGTTAAACCTAATACTGCCATCCATTCAGCTTTCGCTTTCATTGAATACCAGGTTTGGTTTGTTGTATCGATATTATCATCCCCAAAGAATGTCTGTTCGAATTGGTCAAAATAGTCAGCTACTGTGTACTTTCCATTCTTACCAGGGATATTTTGACGTCTTGCTTCCATAACAGCACAGAATGCGTGGGCAATTGCATTACTGATAATGTTGAAAACGGTAGTCAAAAGATCTCCAGAAGGATTAGATCCAGGGACTTTCGTTTGAAATAGAATGTTCATAACGATGTAGGTTCCATGGTACGTGTTCCAATTTAGCCAGTTCATGACTTTATAATCGGATTCTGTGAATACTTTATTCACATCATTTAAACGGTACCATTCAATCATGCATTCACATACATAATGATCGAAAACATCGTTTAGAGATCCATCATAACGTTTAAAGTCCCCGGGGAAAGCGCGAGTCTTATCTCCCCATTTGAACAACCGCTGTCGCAGTAGTTCCCAGTCCTGTGAGTGGACATTGATTCCCATTGCTGAGAATGAATTTATTGGGTCAGACATCATATTTTCAACTAAACATTGAAAGAATTTTCGTCTGGCCGCAAGGTGTTTGAATGATGACGCAGAAAATAATCTAGTCGATACATCCTCGATTTTCTCAAGGAGTCTACGTTCATCTTTCATACAAACTTGCCAATAAACTTTGCATCTCTCGGGTTGATCCCGCCTGAGACACTCAATGTACTCTTCGACTTTGGGTAGATAGTCATCTTTAAATTTCCAATGCGGGTGAAGTTGGTCTCCCACATTTTCTACAAAAGCTAACTTTCCTTTAGTGTTTTTAGAATCCCATTTCTCGGGAACTCCACACGCGGTCTTCATGTTGAGGGCACGGGTGTGTTGCCAAGTTGGTACTCCATTTAACACTTCTTCCCAGCTTAGGATTCGGGGTTTGATTCCGTTTGGAATTCGGCGAGCAACGTGATGTTGAGCAGATTCTAACACTTCATGCTGTTCAGCAGTGAGTGTTTTCATCTTCGCCTCCTTCATCAAT